TTAGCTGACATCTATTCCCAAGAGATGTTAAACATTCCGTTGGATATTAGCGACACTTTCTTTAAGAAAGTAGACTTTGTAGCAATGAAACCTGAAGACCAAAAAAAGAAATTGGTCTACTATGCTACCTGTGACTTAGCTGTATCTCAATCCCAACGTGCTGACTATTCTGCTTTTGTAGTTGGCGGTATGGACGATGAAGGGAAGTTGTACTGTAAGCATGTAATTAAAGAACGTATGGACGCATTAGAGATTGTCGATACAATCCTGATGATCCAAAAGATTTATAAGCCCGTACTCTTTGGACTTGAACAAGGTACTATTCAGAAGGCTATTGGTCCCTATCTTAACGAAGAGATGCTTAAGCGAGGTGAGTTTATTAACACAGTGTTGTTAAAACCAAGCGGTGACAAACTTACCCGTGCTAGGAGTATCCAAGCTCGTATGAGAAGTGGGGCTTGTCGATTTGACAAAGAAACTGACTGGTATCAAAACTTTGAGGATGAGCTTCTTAGATTTCCTAGAGACAAGCATGATGACCAAGTAGATGCTTGGGCTTACTTGGGCTTGATGCTCGATAGGATGTGGGAAGCACCAACCGAAAAAGAAATCGAAGAAGAAGAGTACGAGGCTTATATTCGTGAAAGTAATGTAGTAGACTCAGGTCGATCTGCTGTTTGTGGGTATTAAGAAATGAACCTTAAAGAAAAGTTTAACATTGAAGACCTCGTATATGAGGCCAATATTGCAAACCTCCTATGCAAAGAGGATTTGACAACTATTGGGGTTCAAATTGTCAGAGACTTTGACACTGATCTTAATTCTCGTGACAGTTGGGAAAAGCGTACTGAAGCTTCTCTTAAACTAGCACTACAAGTTGCTGAAACCAAAAACTTTCCTTGGGCTAATGCCAGCAACGTCAAGTTCCCCCTTATTACTATTGCTGCACTTCAGTACCATGCTCGCAGTTATCCTGTACTTATAGACAGTGATTTGCCAGTTAAGTGCCGTGTTGTTGGTCAAGATAAAGACGGACTACGTGGTGAACGTGCTTCTCGTGTTGAAGAACACATGAGCTTTCAGATTCTTGAAGAAGACGAGGATTGGGAAAGCGAGATGGACAAGGTTCTTATTACACAGCCTATTATTGGTTGTGCATTTAAGAAGACTTACTACGATCCAGTTAAGAAGCACAATATCTCTGAGAATGTATTAGCTAAAGACCTAGTAGTTAACTACTGGACTAAAAGTTTAGAGACTGCTCCCCGAATTAGTCATGTTCTTCAAATGTCTACTAATGACATTTATGAGCGAGTAGCTCGTGGACTATGGCTTAATGTATCTGAAGGCCGTAGTCAACAACAAGCAATTGTATCAATTAGCGATAACTTGCAGAGTGCTCAAGATAATGCTCAAGGTCTGATGCCTCCAGGACCAAATGATTCAAGCACACCAATTGAAGTTATTGAACAACATTGCCACATTGACTTTGATGACGATGGTTATGCTGAGCCTTACATTGTTTATGTTCGTAGAGATAACAAACAAGTTGCTCGTATTGTTGCTAGATATGCTCAAAACGATATTGAGCGAAATGATGAAGGCAAAATCCTCAGCATTAAAGCTGAGCATTACTTTACTAAATATCCTTTTGTTCCATCTCCTGATGGTGGTTTCTACGACCTAGGTTTTGGTGTTCTTCTTGGTCCTTTGAATGAGTCAATCAACACAATCATCAACCAGCTTGTCGATGCTGGCACTATGGCTAATACTGCTGGTGGATTCCTTAGCCGTGGTATTAAGCTACGTGGTGGTAACTACTCCTTCAATCCTATGGAGTGGAAGCATGTAGACACAACAGGCGATGATTTGCGTAAAGGCATTGTTCCTTTGCCAGTACGTGAGCCATCACAAGTTATGTTTACATTGTTAAATCTGTTGATTAACTATGGTGAACGCATTGGTGGTTCTGTAGACATTCTGTCTGGACAAAACCCAGGACAAAACACTCCTGCTGAAACTACCCGCACTATGGCTGAGCAGGGTATGAAAGTGTTTAACGGAATCTTTAAACGTACTCATCGTAGCTTAAAGCAAGAGTTCCGTAAGCTGTATCGTTTGAATCAAATTTTTATTACTGAGAACACACCTTATGTGTCTAATGGTCAGAACGCAGGTATTGTTTTAGTCTCTGACTACGCAGGTCCTGTTACAGATGTGATGCCTACTTCTGATCCATCTATAACTTCTGAGTCTCAACGTATTAACCAAGCTGCTGCCATTGCACAACGTGTTGCTGCAACTGCTGGTTTGTATGATCGTTATCAAGCTGAGTATGCCTTCTTAAAAGCAATGAAGGTTACTAACATTGACAAATTATTGCCTGATCCTAAAGGACCAAATGCTGTACCGCAACCAACTGATCCTAAGATTCAGATTGAACAAATGCGCCAGCAAACTAAACAAGCTGAGATGGACTTAACCATGAAGATGGGTCTGCTTAAACTAATGAGTGAAGCAGAATTAAGTCAAGCACAAATCCAACGACTTGAAGCAGAGGTAGAAGCTATCAAGATTGGTATTGTGACTGAGGGCGAAAGAATGCGTATTCAAGAAATTAATATGCAAATTGGTTTGCAACGTGAACGTAGAGAAGGTGTTCTTAGTTCTATCCAAACTATGAATACTGTCTACGACAAAATGAAGTTAGACCAAGGGAAGCAGTCCCCTGAGCAACCCATGATGCCACAGGAGATGATGCCCCAAGTACCACCCCAGTAAGTTTTAAAAAGGAGAGAGAATGGAACCAGTAAGCCAAGACAACTTTGATGAATGGAAACGACATCCAGTTACTAAACGTCTAATGAAGATGCTAGGTACAGATAGAGAAACCATGAAAGAGGGTCTAGTCAACAATGCGTTTGACGATGAGCAAGAAGTAAAAGGTCGCTGTAGAGCAATTGCAATTATTCTAAATTTGGAATACGAAGATTTGTTTGAAGCAACTATTAAGAGAGAACCAAATGAGTAATGAATCAGGTATTAACCCCGTAGGATGGCGTGTGCTTATCAAGCCACAGGAAGTAAAAGAAGTCTCCGAAGGAGGCATCATTCTTACTACTGAAGTGACTAAAGATCGTGAACAAATGGGTAACACCACTGGTATTGTTGTAGCTATGGGCGACCAATGCTATGCCGATGAACCCGCACCTTGGTGTGCAGTAGGTGACAAAGTTATTTTTGCTAAGTATGCAGGTCTACTGTACCTAGGCAAAGATGGTTTTAAATACCGCATGGTTAACGACAAAGACATCACAGGCACTCTTGATGCTGACGTTGATCTTGTTGATCCTTATTTGGCAAAGAAATAAACTAGGAGTAAGATATGAGCGAAGAAAACAACGATGTTACTAGTAACAACGAAGTTGCCCCAGAAATTCAACATGAGGCTGAATCTCAAGGTTGGGTTCCTAAAGAGAAATTTCGTGGGAATGAAGCTGATTGGGTAGACGCTGATGTGTTTGTAAAGCGTGGTCGAGAGATTCTTCCTATTCTGCGTAAGAATAATGAGAACCTTATTAAAGACTTGAACGCTACAAAAGAACAACTTAAGGAGTTTCGGCAAGCAGCGGAAGAGTTTAAACAGTTTCAGCGTGAGACCTACGAGCGTAAGGTTAACGAATACGAACAGCGTATTCAAGAGATTAAAGAAAGCCGTGCTCAAGCTATTAGCGATGGGGACGGACAGAAAGTCAATGCACTAGATGACGCATTGGACCTTGCTAAGGAAGAATACAAAGAGGCTAAACAAGCCGTTAAAGATGCAGATGTTGTTAAAACACCTGAGCCAGTACAAGCTGAGATTGATCCAGGTTTACAAGCGTGGTTAGATCGCAACACTTGGTTTGGTGAAGATAAACGAATGACTGCTGTGGTTAATGGTATTGGTGAAAGTCTTCGAGTAGAGTTTCCTATGCTTAAGGGACAGCCGTTCCTAGATAAGCTTGATGAAGTGTTAGCAGAAGAGTTTCCAAATAAGTTTGGTAAGAAACAAAGTATCCGTAGTCGGGTTGAATCTGGATCAGGTAGGCAAGGTCGTAGCAGCAGTAATGCTCAATCCTATGACAATTTACCCCCAGAAGCTAAGGCAGCATGTGATCGGTTTGTTAAGCAGAAGCTTATGACCCGTGAACAATATGTTGCAGATTTTGACTGGAATTGATTTTTAACTTACATTAAAGGAAATTGATATGCCCCGCGCACTAAATGAGTTTGAAAAACGTGATCGTCTTTTAGAGAAAATAGCAGAAAGAAGTGCTCCAAAAGCACCAACTCCTGCTGAAGACGGTGCAACTCGAAAACGTAGGAATGTCTTTAATGGGACAGAAGCTAAGATAAGTGTTCGAACACAGATAGAAGGTTATCATCTCCATGTCTTTACAGATACTGGAGGACGAATTAAAGAGGCTATGGATAGTGGCTATGAATTCGTAAGACCTGATGAAGTGGGAGGCGTGAGTGAGAATGTGGTCAGCCGTAA